GAAAATTCAACATCTAATAATTTTGCTGGTTATTTAGCCTTAGGCACAGCAGTAGCTGGTGGTGATATAACAGAACGTATGCGTATAGATTCTAGTGGTAATGTAGGAATAGGTATTGTTCCAGTACCACCAACTGGATATAATGGATTACACGTTCATGCCACATACCCTGTTGTAAAACTTTCAGCAACTGCAACTGGTTCTACTGCAACAGATGGATTTGCAGTAAGAATTGATTCTACACCAAGAGTTGAACTTTGGAATTTTGAAAATACAGCTATGGTTTTTGGTACAAACAACGCAGAACGTATGCGTATAACTTCTGGTGGTGAATTATTGGTTGGTGCTACAAGTGCAGCTACTCCTACTGGAGTAACTTCTAAATTTGTATCACAAGGGTCTTTTACTGGTGCTAATTTTGGTGCTGCTATATCAAGTACTGCTGCAACTGGCGTTGACCATTATTATATATCTTTCCAAACCGCAACAAATACACAGCGTGGTTATATTTATTACAACAATGGTGCTGGTCAAGTTCAATTATCCGCTACATCAGATATTAGATTAAAAGAAAATATTGTTGATGCACCATCAGCTTTACCAATATTAAATCAAGTAAAAGTTCGCCAATATGATTGGAAAGATACTGGTAATACAAATATAGGTTTTATTGCTCAAGAACTTTACGATGTAATTCCAAGAGCAGTTGCAGTTGGTGAAGATAACGAAGATGGAGCAATTCAAAGAACATGGGGTGTTGATAACGGCACATTAGTTCCGTACCTTGTAAAAGCAATTCAAGAACAACAAGCAATTATAGAAGAATTAAAAACTAGAATTACAACACTAGAGAATAAATAATGATAAAATGGAACATAGATAGTTTAGATAGAAAAAGTAACAATGGATATGTAACAACAATTCATTGGAGAGCTACTCTGCAAGAAGATGATAAAGGAGTATCTAATTATGGTGCATTTGCATTTAAAGATGGAGAACCTACTATTCCTTATGAAAATCTTACAAAAGAAACAATATTAGGTTGGTTATTTAATAATATTGATCAAGAAGAAATAGAAAATAACCTAATAAAACAATTTGAACAATTAAAAAACCCTGTTGTTAAATCAGGGTTGCCTTGGGAGAATAAATAGACACTTATGAAGATGGTTCATTTATTGTACCATGTTCTTTGATGTGTTAAATACTAAAGAATAATATGATTACATTTATACTAGGAACTATCTTAGGAGTTTATTTAGGTTGGAGATTTGAAGATAGAATAAACGACTTCATAGAATCAATTAAAGAACATTTAAAAAAATAGACTTGATTATTGTGCGTTGCAACATTATATAGTTGCAAACAAACGGAGAATAAAATGTTCACATTTAAACTACCGACATACGAAGAAATAAAACAAAACTACGAAGCATACTTAAAAGATGTTCAAAAGTTTTATAAAGACTTCTATTCGGACATACAAAAGACTTTTAATAAATAGACTTTATCTAAACTTAATTGTCTGATAAAAGAACTGCACAATATTTAACGTGCATTTATAGATTAGCTGATGGCAGTTGTTGTCTTTTGAAGTCTTGCAAATGTACCGATAAAGACAATGACAAGAACTACCAACGAAGAACTAATAATATTAAAGGGGCATATCACAGGACTTAAAAACTCAGTTAAAGTTCTATCCAGTTCAGTATCAAAGCTGGAAAGACAAATGACTAATTTGTATTGGGCGATTCTTTGTGGGCTTGGTTCTTTGTCGTTAGTTCTAATCACAATATTTTTAGCTAAGTAGCTATTGCCAATTTTAACGAATACAACTAGTAGTTAGTTATGAATAAAAGAATCTTAGTCATATCAGATTTACACATTCCATATCATAGAGAAGATTCATTTAAGTTCCTAAAAGAAATTAAAAAAGAATACAAGCCAGATACAATCGTAAACATAGGTGATGAAATAGATTGCCACGCATTATCATTCCACGATCATAACCCTGATCTTGCTTCTGCTGGACATGAACTTGTTAGAGCAAAAGATTTTATAAAAGAATTAGAATCAATATTTCCTGAAATGACTTTGTTAGACTCAAATCATTCTAGCTTAGTTTATCGTAGAGCAATTAAATCAGGAATTCCTAGAGGTTACCTAAAAGAATATAACGAGTTTTTAAATGTTAAAAAATGGAACTGGGTAGATAATTTAACACTAACACTTCCTAATAAACAAAGATGTTTCTTTACTCATGGAATATCTGCTGATGTAACTAAAGTATCTCAAATCAATGGAATGAGTTGTGTTCAAGGACACTTTCATTCTAAATTTAAAATAGAATATTGGGCTAATCCTGATGCACTATTCTTTGCTATGCAAGTAGGTTGTTTAATCCAACAAACTAATATGGCATTTACTTATTCTAAAAACTTTAAAACAAAATTTATAATGGGTTGTGGAATGATTGTAGATTCTACTCCAAGACTAATGCCAATGGTACTTAACAAAGAAGGCAAATGGATAGGCAAGTTAGTTTAAATTTTTCTTTAAGACAATTAACTTATTCTGATAGTGCAATCAGATTACAGATAGACAATACTCCAACTGATGAAGTTTTAGTTAATTTACAAAACGTATGCCAGTTTATTTTAGAGCCAGTAAGAAACCATTTTGATAAACCAATTACAATTACTTCTGGCTATCGTTCTCCTGAGTTATGCAAAGCTATAGGAAGTTCTGTAACATCACAACACACATTTGGACAAGCAGTAGATTTTGAAATTTTAGGAATACCAAATAAGGAAGTTTCTGACTGGATAGTAAATCACCTAGACTATGACCAATGTATTTTGGAATTTTGGAAACCAGAAGAACCTAATTCTGGTTGGGTACATTGTTCTTATAAACCATCAGGTAATCGTAAAATGTATCTTAGAGCATTTAAAGGAAATGGAAGAACAGTCTATGAAGTCATTTAAAAAACAAGTTGGTGGAAGCCATTACAAGAAATATAAAATCCAACCAGTAGAATTTATCATCAAAAATAATATTGGATTTGTAGAAGGAAATATCATAAAGTATATTTTAAGATTTAAAGAGAAGGGTGGTGTTCAAGACTTGGAAAAAGCTAAACACTACATAGAACTACTGATAGATTCATCTAAAGGTAAGTAATATCATTTAAACTGCTTTTAAGGCATTGTGGCTTTAAAACGAGTATAATCCCATAAGAACTCTAATTGCTAAAAAATAGGGGTAATTTGAGGGTTTAAACACTATAAAAAGGAACATTTAGAGAACATGATACAAGAAATAGATAATTCAACATATTCAAGCCAATTAATAAGCTTAACAAATACATCAGTAGCAACAACAAATGCAGTAACAACATCTAATGGTCTTGTTAGAATTGCAGTAACTAATGCTTGTTACATGAAAATAGCAACAACACCAACTGCTACAACTGCTGACACATTACTTCCTGCTGGTTCAACTTCTATTTTTAAAATGGCAAGTGGAGATAAAGTTGCTCTTTTAGGATTAGTTGCAACTACTGGAACTGCGACTGTAACAGCTATGGAATCAGTAACTTATTAATGTCAAATTACATAGTAACCACAATAGACCCAAATTATGTGTCAGAAACACATGATATTGGTGCTTCATCAGCACAATCATCAGCTATTACAACTGGGTCAGGATTAATTAGAATATCAACAACATCACATTGTCATATTAAATTCGGTGCTAACCCAACTGCGACAGAAGAAGATTTAATGCTACCTGCAAATCATGTAGAAATATTTTCTTTTGTTTCTGGTCAAAAGGTAGCTTTTATTCATCATGGTGGTGGTTCAGGTGAAATTAACATATCAGCAGTAGATTAATATGCTTCCAGCTTTAAGTGCTTTTGCACCACTCCTTACAACAATATTTAAAACAGTTGATAAAGCTATTCCTGATAAAGATTTAGCTGAGAAATTAAAAGCTGAAATGAATATGCAATTAATGCAATCAGGCACAGAAGAAATGAAAGCATCTGCAAAAATTATTGAAGCAGAAGCTAAAAGTAATTGGTACGTTTCTGGTTGGAGACCAACTCTTATGTACTTACTTATTTTAATTGTAGCTTGGAATTATATTCTTAGTCCAATTTTATTTCTTATAAT